CGACTTGTGGTTTCCTCGGTCGTTAAAAAGAGGTAACAAAATTTGGTGCACAACCTAGGTAGTGGAGAGAGACCCAACTAATTATTGTGCACCTGTTACATTGGCGATTTACCCTCTCTCAGCCAAGAGCAGGCTACCAATGCAACAAAGGAGTTATTACAATACGTGTAGTCCTGGGCTGCGGTCCAAACATACACATCACGAGAGCTTTAGTGTGTCCCAACGTGTTATAAGATAAAGTCGCAATGGCTGTAGACTTGGGGGACTCCCATGGTTAATCCACCATGGGGGATAGTTAACGGGATTAACAATAAGAAAAGCAAAATGGGGAAGAGACGACCCCTTAATAAACGTCTGAAAAAACCGCGTAAATCCAAAAAAATCACTACCGGTAAGGTGATGGCTCCAATGCCTACGTTGAGTCATTGTGCTATGAAATATGCCACTGCGATTGCAGACCCTTGGAGCCCAGCGGCCGAGGGGGCTTGTATACCTCGTCACCCTTCTAGACCCAGTATGAAGGTAAGAGGTTTCGGTCGATTCACCGCTACTGTGGGAACCAATGGTTATGGTTTCGCCTATTTGACTCCATGTTTAGCCAATGATAAGACGGGCATTATATTTTCCAGTTCCACTTATGCAGGGACCCTTGGGAGTTATGTGTCTGTTGATGGCACCGGAGTAGTGGGAGCCAATTTATCAGGCTTGCCTTTTTCATCCACTCAATTGACTCCAAACAATACTATAACCGGCCCAACTGTGGCTGGAAGAATTGTTTCCATGGCGATGTCTTGGCAATATACAGGCACTGTGAGCAAGATGGGTGGGTTGACGTATGCGCTGTGTACACCAGATCATGCAAATATTAACTGTATAGGCAGTAGTAGCATAGAAGCATTCGCTGAAACTCAAATTATTCGGTGCGACTCCCAGAGGCATTGGTTAGGCATTAGTTCCCTCAATGATGATGAGCTAAATTATGTAGAAGCCAATTACCGTGGAGGAAGTTCCAATTCTGTAGTTGAGATGGTATATCCTTACTCTGTCAACGAAAGGTTCGGTTCAGGTACTAATAATGACGCTATCGGTGGCGCTCCATGTGGCATATGGTTCTCAGGTGAGCCCGGCAACACTTTTTTGATTGAGTTGGTTGGTCACTATGAGTACGTCGGTCAAGCCGCACAATATTCTTTGACCCCAACTCATGCAGATTCTGTTGGGTTCGAAATTGTTCAAGCAGCATCTCAAAGGTTAGGCGGTTTGTCTCAAGCTTATCCTAGAGCTACACGTCCTGCACTGATGTCAACCGCCTTAACCGACGTGGGACGCGAGTTAGCCCCAGTCGTGGGTCTGGCTGGCAGGAGTTTGTTACATATAGGCACCAGGGCTATAGCTGGAGCAGCTATGGGCTTTGCTCGTTTTGGGGCTGCCGGTATGTTAACAGGAGCAGCTTTAGGAACAGCCAGTGGTGCTTTACAATTGACCAATGGTTAAAGGATTTACGCGCGTTACCCTCTGTGCACACACCAACTGAAAGTAGGTTTAAGTAACTCAACACGATGTCTTCTACATGTGACGAGTGAACGGGCCCCTGAATTGAAACGTTTGTTTTGGCGTTAAACAATGATAACGTTTTAAGTGGGGGAGCCTAGGGTAATGGGCAAACAATTGATTTTAGTAGAGACTGAGCAACACAGTCGATTTATAAGTAAACAAAGCCGTTCTTTACTAGGATTCTACGTAAAGTAATCCAGTTTATGATTCCGCATAGCGGTATTTTGGCCATTCGCAGTAGCGAGACTGTGGGGAAGCAGGGTATTATGGGCCCCTGTGAAGGCCAGTACGACACAGATGTACGCACCTCCCAACCTAAACCTGATGTAATTGAGCATCAAATTATACATAGACCTTTACACTTTTATTTTCCTAGTGATATTTTTAAAAAAATTTTAGAGTTTGCAGCACCCTCTTTTAGGGTATTGCATCAACGTAGTTTTAGAAATGTATTGAGTCATATACGGGTTTGGGTACGATACGAATTTTATTTAGTAGGTACTCCCGCAGGATTATCCGCAGGAGACAATGTGTACATGTTACATAAGGAATGGTACACAGGGGAGAGGTGGTATACTCACCCTATGGGGTATGTCGTGTCAAATATACAGAATATACATTTATTATTTTCACAGTTGAATGGTAACCAAGGATCTTGGACCAACACTGATGATCTAGCCGCCCCCTACGGACAACGTCGGGTGCGGCAAGTGGAGGCCCGCAATAACGCACTAGTTGAACCTCAGGTTCACGAGCGGAGACCTCCGGGGCGTAATCCTGGCAATAATCCCAGGCGCCTTCCACGTGCACTTGCACGTGATAGAGTACATTTACCGGATGTGGTTAATGAACCACCACAAATATTAAAACAACAAGTTTTCTCGTATGATTGGTTTGATATAGATGGACGCCAACTTGCATGTTGGTTTGATGGAAAGGAGTTATGTGAGTGTAGGCATTTACATGCCGACATACCCAGGGTCCTGGCTGGGACTGTGGTGAGGGATATAGTGGAGGTTGGGGAAGGATGGGTGTATACTAAAGAAGACGGTAAAGACCGTGTACCTAGGCATATGCCAAGGTTGTTAGACACCATAGTTTCTCCCGATTTGAAAATAAATGGGGTGTTTTTTCCTGCAAGGGAATACTCTTATTTTGTTCCACTGTATTCACGTTTAACGAAAGACTTTCCTATCAAAACGTCTAAAACCGATTTAATGGAGACCTTGATGGCTTATGCTATAAAATATTTTAGTTCTGCTAATTTATTGCCATATGTAGAAACGACAGTAACTGCATATGTACATATAAGTTATTTGAGAATACACAAATTGCAACAAGACCACATGGTGGCGGCTGTAGCCAACAACCTTGAAGTTATTGCTCAGCTTGATAGTGTGTACCAAAGTTCCATCATCAGAGAGGGATTATTGGGCACTTCTGTCATCAGCAATGGTGTAGTGGCCCGTATAGACTCTGAGACCTATGAGTTAAGGGACCGTTATTTATGCCGTAGTGATTACGAGTTAAATGACCCAAACAACATACCCATCTTCACGGAAGATTATGAACCTGATGAAGATGGGGGGACTATTAGCCCCCGGTTTTTAATTGATGATTTACCCTCCCATCAATTTCGTACATGTTTTTTCGATATTCGGGGAAACCGTCAAGGGGATTTTGTAGAATATAAAAATTCCCTGACCAATTTAGCAGCAGGGCTATCACGTATGTTGAAGGCCCGCCCACAAGAGGAATTGTTTAGAGGCAACCAATCACACCTTTGGGGTCGTATTGGTGTCGAAATTGACAATAGATACGTGGGGTATGGAGGAGTGACACCAGAGGATTATAATGCCGTAACTAATGTCTTAAAAGGTAGAAATTACCACGGACACGATATGGCAATACCATCTGTAGCTTGGACATTCGTAGCAAAAGCTATAGTGCAGGATCTCGAATCTACAATGCACTATGAGTACTTGACTCGTTTCCGGGACTCGATGGTTAATGTATCAGCATGGGGTTACAACACTATATTAGAAAAGATGCTAACCGTAG